CAGGGTATTCTTTCTTCGGAAATAACTTCGGCCATGGCTTCTTCTGTAGGAGAATTAAATAATGTAAGGAATACAGTCACCACCATTCAGAATCTTTCTTCGGGTGATCCTAACTTTCTTAGTAGGTTGGATACATTATCCGGTGTACTTAATTCACAAACTAGAAGTCTTTCTACTAACATAGCAACATTTGAAAGAATAAGTAGTGGAAATATACCACAGATAACTAACACCGGAGTTGAATTGGCTTCCAATCTTTCAGTTTTTGGTTCACGACTCGGTGAAGGCGTTTCTAATATTTCGGCCAGCATTGGTTCGGTTACTACTTTTGCTCAAATTGCCACCGATTTGGCAGGTGCTAATTCTTTGGTCGGTGTCGAAAATATAAGTGGGGTGCTTTCTCAAGTTAATCAAGTTCAGAATCAAATTCAGTCTGCGGTCAGTATCACAAATAACATTGTCGGATCAGTAGATCAAATTAAGAGCATGGCTAAAAATATAATTAAGATTAAAACCTTATTTAATTCAAAACGAAAAGGACAAAAAAAGTTACCAGAGTTACCGGCATTCCTTGATCCTAAGAATTCACAATATGTTCAACTTTATGATAGTATAAATTTAATTATTAATACATTGAATGCGACCGCCGTTAGTCTTAAAAGAATTCCAAAAATTCCTTTTCTTTAATATTTCTTCTAGATAAATATATCATATGATTACTATCAACGATAAGATAATTTCTAATAGATATAAAGACATCGATATTTCATTCCGAAAGAATCCTTCTAATAATGATATCTATATACTAACAGATATCGATGCCGTTAAGCGTTCTGTAAAAACCCTGATCCTTACTGATTTTAATGAAAGATTATTTAATCCTAAACTTGGTTCGGCAGTTTATTTTTCGTTGTTTGAAAACTTCGGTCCAGAAACTAGTATTCTTTTAGAGAAAAGTATCAAAGATGTTATAAGTAATTATGAACCAAGAGCCAAGATTATTAAAGTCGATGTCAAAGAAAATATACAATCACATGCTTTGATAATAACAGTTTTTTTCTATGTTGTCAATGTCGAAGAAATAGTAACTATCAATATAAATTTAGAGAGAGTAAGATAAATGGCCGACAATAAAACAAGAGAAATTTCAGAACTAGATTTCGAAACAATTCGAGCGAATATTGCTTCTTTTATTGCCAATAATTCTAATTTTTCTGATTATAATTACCGGGGTAGCGGCCTTTCGCTAGTGATGGATATCCTTGCATATAATACCCATTATAATGCAGTATATCTAAACATGGCTTTGAATGAAAATTTTCTTGATACGGCTCAATTAAGATCTTCGGTTGTTTCTATTGCCAAAAATTTAGGTTACACACCACGATCTAAGAAATCTTCTACGATGGTTGTTTCCTTTTCGATTCCTACTACAGACGCCGCGAATACTGCTCTTACTTTAAATAAATCGGTAAAATTTGTAGGCGAAAGAGATGGCACTTCATTTATATTCCAACCACAAGAAGCTTATACTGCACTTTCGACTGGATCACAATATACATTCAATAATGTATTTCTGAAAGAAGGTTCTAAAATTACTATTCAATACACTTCAAATGGTTCTTCTACTGAGAAATTCTATATTAATAATTTCAATATTGATACAGAATCCATAGAAGTTTTAGTTGAAGAAAATTCTACTTCTGGTCAAATAGATACTACTACTTATAGTCTTATCTCAGATATTACTACACTTTCTCCCGAAGATACACACTATTATCTATTCGAATCTACTGATAAAAATTATGTTATTCAATTCGGGGATGGAATTCTTGGTAGAAAACCACTGGCGGGTTCTACCGTTTCTATTACATTCCAGACAAGTTCTGGAGACGCAGCTAATGATATAACGTCTATAAGTCTTCTATCTACAATCTCTGCTACGATTCCAAATTCGACGGTTATCTTTAATAGTATTGTTACTTCTTATGGTGGTGACGTCGAAGAGGATATTGATTCAATAAGAATAAATGCTGCAAACAATTTCTCTACACAAGGTAGAGCAGTTACGGCAGACGACTACAAATTTTTTCTCGAAAGAGATTATCCACAGGCCGATAGTATTTCTGTGTGGGGTGGACAGGATAATGTACCGCCGATATATGGAAAAGTCTTTATTTCTTTCAAACCAAAGAAAGGTTTCTACATTACTAACTCAGTAAAACAAGAGATCCTGAATAACATAATAAAAAATAAAAATGTCGTTACTATAATTCCCGAAATTATTGACCCAGAATATATATTTCTTCTGATTAATATTAGTGCTGTTTTCGATCCTAAACAAACACTTCTTTCTTCTTCTGAAGTTGAAAATTCGATTCGACAGAATATAACTCTGTATAATGCAGAAACCTTTTCTAAGTTCGGAACACGTTTCAATTATTCAAAATTTCTTTATATGATTGACCAATCAGAAAATTCTATTGTTTCTAACTATACCACAATAAAATTAAAAAAGAATATTCCAGTCTATTTAGAAACAACAAACACTTATCTAATAAACTTTCAAAATGCAATAAAAGAAGGTTCATTTAAATCGTCAAATTCATTTAAAGCAGAAACGGATTCTTCCTTGGGACTTTCTACATCAGATTTTTTCATTGAAGATGATTATTTTGGTAAGTTAGTCATTTATAAATACTCAGCAGCCGATGGTAAAAAAATCATTATTAAAAATGATTCCGGTCAAATTAACTATATAACTGGTTTGGTTCGTCTGGTAGACTTTAAACCATCACAAACTCTAAATGACGACCAGACTATCGATTTCATTTGTGAAACAAAAGATTATGATATTATCTCATTGAGAAATAATATTTTGACTATTTTAGATTCTGACGTTTCAATCACCATGAAAGTAAAGTAGAAAAATGCATCAAAATAAATCACTATTCATCGACGAACAAATTCCTGGTTTTATTTTAGAAGAATATCCATTATTTGCCGAATTTATAAAACAATATTACTTATTTCTTGAACAAGAAGCCGGTAAAATTATTGCGGTAAAAGTATTATCCGGCGGAAGTAACTATAATCCTATAGTGGCTTGGGCTGCAAATACTACTTTTAAGAAAGGTTCTAGAGTAGTATATCCCACCAACGGTGGTAACGTTTATCTAATTACTTCTACTAGTACTTCTAATAATACCCCGCCCACACATACCTCAGGGAATGTTTCTTTTTATACCTTCATTTCTGCTAATGGAGGTGCCACTTCCGTTTCTGTTTCTTTCCAAGTAAAGGACCAGAACACCCAACAATTTATCAATGATCCTAGAACTGGTGCTAGTAAGGCCGCTGCTTCTGCTTTGATTGTTTCTGGTTCTATTGATAAAATCATAGTAACAAATTTTGGTTCCAATTATACCGAAGAAGATGAAGTACAAGTAGTAGTTTCTGGTGGTGGTGGATCGGGTGCTTTATTAGAAGTAGTTACTACTACTAAATTAGGTAATATAAATTCTGCAATTGCACAGACAATTAACTCTAGAGATATCGACGAGTCAATTCCAGAATTTGTCGATCTTATAAGAAAAGAGTTAATTCCTCAAATACCACAGAAACTTTATCGTGATGATAATGCAACTAATTATAATGAAGTAGATGTTCAGAAATTCATTAAATTTTCAAAACAATTCTACAAATCAAAAGGTACTGAGAAATCAATTCAATTTTTATTTCGAATCCTATTTAATTCTGATGTATCTTTTTATTATCCTAAGACGGATATGTTGCGTGTCTCGGACGGTAAATGGTCTGTTGATAAAGTAATTAGAATAACACCAACAGTAACAGAAAGTAATATCTCCATAGAAGAATTCAGAGAACTTTATCTCGGTGAAAGAATTATCGGAGCCGCTTCTGGTGCCACCGCTATTATCCAAGATATCGATAATATTGCAATTACTGGTGGTGGTTCGCTTAAGAGAGAATTGAAACTTTCTGATATAAATGGCGAATTTAATATAACTGGTGAGTCAATATTACTATTCAAATTGGATAATAGTAAGGATATTGTTGTTGGTTCGGCAAAACGATGCATTCAATCTTTAAAAATATTAACTGGTGGTATTGGTTATAAAATTGGTGATCAAATTACATCCACCAATTCTTTTTTGGCCAAAGTCACTTCAGTCGATGATACTGGTAAAATACTAGATTATAAAATTGATAATTTTGGGTTTGATTATACAAGCACACCAGTATTTACCACTACTGGTGTAGGGGCTTCGGGTGCGACTTTCGAAGCAACTCTAGGGGTGTTGTTAGTATATGAGGGTATCTATATTGGTACCGATGGTCAACTTTCTTCTGCGAAAAAAATACAAGATTCTGAATATTATCAAGATTTTTCTTACGAAATTGTTTCGGATCAATCGGCTAATATCTTTGGGCAGTTTCTTAATACCATGATTCATCCGGCTGGTTTGAAATTATTTTCTAAAATTCTTTCAATTAAAGAAGATTCTTTGTATCTTGATCGTTATAATTTCAATCCTACATTGGATAATTATACTTACATTGTAGATAATAATGATACAGCCAGAACTGATTTCTTTATTGTTAAACCGGTTTTGAACACCTCTACATCTACAGCTTTTCAATCGGGTCTCGCTGTCGCTATTAAAACAATCATATCTATTGTTGCTAATGGTCTTGATTACTTATTCGAAGTTTCTACTGCTGGAACTCTTGGTAGTACCCAACCGTCCATTAGTATAGTAGGACCACAAGTAAATGGTACGGCATCATTGATATTTATTGGGGTGTCAGAGAGACCAGCAAGTGTATTTTTAAACGGAAAATTACAAAGATATTCGGCAGATAATCTGCTGCCATCAGATTTCACATTTTTAAATGCCAATACTATTAGATTTAACAGTATCATTAAACCAGGATCAGTTGTAAGAATAGTAGTAAGAAGAGATGCTCTTTTTACTACTGATTACAATGAATATATAAAGTCATATACTAAGATTGATATAAGAAGAATAGCAAACTTACGCGAACCATTTTTTATGTATTCTTGGTTTGCCGGTCTTCCTTCTTCTCCTATTGCTTGGACAGAATCAACCTCATATTCTATTAATAATATTATACAACATCTGGGTAATTATTATATAGCGATGAATAACGGAACCACAGGTAGGACAGCCCCTACATTTCCAGAAGGTCTTTATTCTAATGGTTCGTTGCTCCTAAAATATTTTAATTACCACATTGGTTATATTGGTGATATAATTTATTATGGGTCTAATTTCTATAAAGTAACAGGTACTACAAATGCAAATATTTCTGGTATTTTTGGACAAACTGCCCCAACACATACTTCAGGTACTGTAGTAAATGGAAAACTTTTACTTACTTATCATAACCCAGGATTTAAATTTTGGTCTTCTGGTAGCAGTGCTTTAGTCGGTGATATAATTTTATACATTAATCCTCAAGTATTATCATTAACACCTACTGCAACAGGTACTAGTGGTGCTTCTACTATTGTTGTTAGCAGTGCTACTAATATTGCTGTCGGACAATCTGTCTCAGGAACTGGTATTGGTGCCGGTGCCTTAGTTTCTTCTATTAGTGGAACTACCTTAACCCTTTCAGTTGCCAATACTGGTACTGTTAGTGGTACTATTTTAATACAATCTGCTACATCTAGCGATTTCTATAAAGTAATAAAATCTGGTAATCTCGGTTCGACTCCACCTTCACATGAAAATGGTTCTTATCCGAATGGAACTACTGTTTTAGCTTATTATACTTATAACTATTCGGCTCAAACAAAAATTGTTCATGTTTCACAGTTAGATCCGGGTAAAGCTATGCTTGGTCCGACTGTAAATGATATTGAAAGAAATGCCTATAGTGAAATGCCTCAATTCTTTCAAGATTTTATCGGTACAAAAAGCGGGTTAACTCCTGGTAGTACATTTTCGACCATAATTTTTAATGATACTGGATTGTCTGTACAAGATGATGAATATATCCATTATTCTATTATCATTACATTTTCTAATGGAGTATCTGCCGGGAATAAATTAGTTCGGGCCATTACTAATTATAATGGTTCCACTAAAACATTTACCTTGGGTAGTTCTGTTACTCTTCCTTCTGGTTGCACCGATATTCAATATAGATTATTGCAGAATTTTATAGTTAGTTCCTATAATAGCGGAACAAAAAATATTGGGCTTTCTACATATGATCCGGCATATAATTTAAATCCTGTAATAAAAACGAAATTTGAAATAGTTACTTCTACTGATGTCAATACTACTACAGATACCATATTGATAACCAATCATGGTTTAACCGATAGAACAAAATTAACTTATGACGCAAACTCATTGACCGCAATTGGTGGTTTGACTACTGCAACAAATTATTATGTAAAGGTTGTAGACGTAGATAATATTCGTTTGTGTTCAACGTATTCTAATGCGGTTAATAACATTTATGTTAATATTACTTCAACTGGTTCTGGTTCACAATATTTTTATCTACAGAATAATTTATATCAGTACTATAATTTAATCATAACTTCTGGTGGTGGAGTTAATAGTGTTTTGAATATCGCAGAATATAACGAAATCAATAATACCATAACTTTCGAAAATGATGCTTCAGGAACTATAGTTCCGGGTGAATCGACATACTTTATCTATCCAGATTTATATAATGGAAGCGCGGATGGATCTGGACCTAATGAAGATTTTTATTCTTCTTCAATTATTGAATTATTTAAGGTTTCTGGTGGTAGTAATTATCAAATCGGGGACACAATAACATTTACGGGTGGTTACGGGAGTTCTGCCTCGGCGTCCATCACTTCAGTAGATGCTGGTGGTCAGATAACTGCATGTGTATTAAATTCCGGTGGTTACGGATATATCTATTCTCCTATCGTAAGTGTGAATACCTCTACCGGTAGTGGTGCTTCTTTCTATCCTATTCTTTCTCCTGTTGCTGGTATAGGCGTAGAAAGTTACTATAAATATTCGACTTATGGTAATTATATCTATAACTTAGATTATACATATCGCCCAACCACAAAATTTGAATATGGAGAAACTGTCCAACAACAAGTTACTGGTATTTCTGTCGGTCAATCTGTTTCAGGAACTAACATTGGTGCCGGTGCTAAAGTTTCTTCTATTAGTGTTAGCGGTTCTAATTTATCTACCTTAACTCTTTCGGTTGCTAATTCCGGTGCTGTTGCAAATAATGTTAATATAACTTCTGATAAAATTGCAAAAACAGTCACTGCAACAGGTTCTAGTGGTGCTTCTACTATTGTTGTTAGTAATGTTACTGGTGTTGTGGCCGGTCAATCTGTTTCAGGAACTAACATTGGTGCCGGTGCCACTATTTCTTCTATTAGTGGAACTACCTTAACTCTTTCAGTTGCCAATACCGGTGCTGTTGCAAATAATGTTAATATAACTTCTGATGGAGTTTTGAAAACAGTTACTGCAACAGGAGCGAGTCCTTTTAATATTGTCGTTACTAATGCTACTGGTATTGCTGTTGGTCAAAATGTTGCAGGGTCTAATATTGGTGTCGGTGCCACAGTGTCTTCTATTAATGGAAATACAATAACACTCTCGGTTGCCAATACCGGTGCTATTAATGGATCTGTCACAATAGCATCTGGAGCTTATACTGCAACAGGTTCTAGTGGTTTTACTATTACAGTTTCTAATAAGGCCAGAATCATAAAACACGATTCTCATTTGAAATTACTTTATTTAGAATCGGATGAAGAATCAGATGCATTAAACTTAATTTTGGATCTGATAAGAGTAAAAGATAGTAGTATCATTGATACAACCTCGGGTGAACTGCTTTATTCTGGTTGGAGATCTACCAACATCCCAGTCGGTTCAATTACAAAAACCTATAAAAAATAAAATTTCATATATCGATATTTGTTTCTAAAGCATATATAAATAACAGAGAGAGAGAAAACAACATAAATGCCTACAGTTCTAAGTTCATCATTAAGACACAAAAATCTTCGAAACTTCGCAAAGACTATCGAGGATGAATCTGTATATTTCTTTGCTTCTAAGCCTACCCCATGGCTGTCAGGTGATCTATTACCGCCTTCTGTTTTTGACACATTCACATTAGAAGCGGATGCCTATGATGAAATGCTTTATCTGAAGAGACTTTCTGTTTCTAATATCTCTAATGTTATTCGTCTATATCGTTGGCAAGCAAATAGAAGATATCAAGAGTATGATAACGCCATAGATCTTTCCGATCTTTTGACTAAACGAACAATTACTGTTTCTGGTGCCTCTTCTGAATATTATCCTTTCTATATTATTACAGATAACTATAAAATATATAAATGTCTTAATAATAATAGTGGTGCTTTGAGCACGACTCAACCAACTTCTACTCAATTTTCTGGGTCAGATACATATACTTCTTTGCCGGATGGTTATATCTGGAAATATATGTATACCTTGAAGCCTTTAGATGCTTCAGAATTTCTTACTACCGATTGGTTTCCTTTAAGAACACTTCAAGAAGATGATTTATCCGATAACTGGGATATCATTCAAGCAGCAGTAAATGGTGGGGTTTATAATGTAAAAGTAACAAATTCTGGCACTGGATATAATTCTATTCTTCCGACTGCCGGAGATACGACTGAAGCTCAAGACGGTTTTACTTACACTAGAGTCAGTGATACTTCCGTAACAATTACTGGACAATCTGTTTCTACTACATCTGGTACATATGCCGGTTCTATTTTTTATACAAAAGATACCAATGGCAGTATCATACAAATGTCCGAAATAACTGTTTATTCTTACAGTGGCTCAACTGGAACTTTAACATTAGCTAGTCCTATTACACATGTTTCGTCTGGTTATGAAGGTTATATTTCACCGAAAATTACCTTTGTCGGTGATGGTTTCAATCTAAAAGCAATATGTAGAATGAGTAATTCTAGTACACTTTCAAAGGTTCATATTTTCGATCCTGGTTTTGGTTATTCGGAATGTGTAGGAACTGTTTCTGCTTTTACTGGGACCACTGCTGCCGTAAGAGTAATCATCACTCCATTTGGAGGACATGGTAAAGATCCGGTAGTAGAACTCGGTGCATTTAATCTTTTGACTAAGATTAAATTTGAAGGTGACGAAGGTGGTGTAATTCTTGCTACTAATGAATATCGACGTTTAGGAATATTGAATAATCCTCTAATCAACGGAAGTTTAAAATTAGCACAAGGAAGAGAATCACTAACCACCAATTTTCAAATTAAATTGAATGCAGGTGATACTATTGCAGCCGTAGGAAAAAAGATTTATATCAATTCTGGTAAAGGAAATGGTCAGTTAAGAACTTGTACGGCATACGACAGTGGTAATAAAATTCTTACTGTAAGTCAAGCTTTTGACATTCTACCGGATAGTACTTCTTATTATGGATTTCTAGCCACCGACGCTGTAATAAATCAATGTTTAGTTCTAAATTATACTCCTGGTTCTAAATCATCACAAGTACAATATACATCCGATGCGACTATTACTCAAGCATTATCATTAACACCTACTGCAACAGGTACTAGTGGTGCTTCTACTATTGTTGTTAGCAGTGCTACTAATATTGCTGTTGGTCAATCTGTCTCAGGAACTGGTATTGGTTCTGATGCTAAAATTGTTTCTTTTAACGGAACTACCTTAACCCTTTCAGTTGCCAATACTGGTACTGTTAGTGGTGCTATGTCAATACAATCTGCCGCATCTGGAACTGTGGTATTTGATGATACTACTTTAGGAAAAATTTTTATAACTAATATTACAGGAACTTTTAACACAACACTTGTTTCTTCTGCTAGTGTTACTGTAACTCCCTCTTCAATTCAAGCAGGGACTCCTGGGGTAGAAAAGAATAGCGGTAATGTTCTTTATATGGAAAATAGAACTCCTCTTTCCAGATACTCAGAACAAATCGAAGACTTACGTGTTATTATTCAATTCTAAAAGAGGAATAAATGTCAGCAATTTCAGAACTTAATTCGGCTCCATATTTTGATGATTACTCACCAGAAATAAAAGATTTTTTGCGTGTTCTTTTTCGTCCCGGATATGCCGTTCAAGCAAGAGAACTAAATCAGTTACAGAGTATTTTACAAACTCAAGTCGAAAGATTCGGTAACCATATTTTTAAGGAAGGTTCAATTGTACTTGGCGGCATGACCACCATCGACACGAAAACACCGAAGTATCTGAAAATTGTAGATAATTATTCTGGTGTTGCTGTAATTGTTTCTTCTATTATTAATAGAGAAATTACTGGGGTAAGTTCTGGTGCTAAAGGATATGTTGTTGCAGTTTCTGATACTGAAGGTGCTGACCCCAAGACACTTATATATGTTCCGACAAACGGTATTAATTTCATTGCTTCCGAAACAATTTCTGTTACTGGTGGTGGTAATGCTATCGTTCAAGCCAGTAATTTCATAGGCAATTCTTCGACCTTTTCTATTGACTCCGGAATCTTTTTTATCAAAGGATTTTTTGTAATATGCCCCAAACAAACTACATATTTGTCAAAATATTCTAATGTACCAACTAAAAAGGCTGGTTTACTTGCCACTATTTCTTTATTTGATGAAGGCGACGACGAAACTTTATTAGATAATGCCAGAGGTTCGTATAATTATGCGGCACCCGGAGCGCATCGTCTAAAAATTAATCTTACTACAGCTTCTAAAGATATAGGATTTACTGCTGATGTTGATAAATTCATCGAATTATTAGAAGTTAGAGATGGTCAGTTATACAAACAAATATCCAGACCTATCTATTCTGAGATTGAAAAAACTCTCGCAAGAAGAACATACGACGAATCCGGTGACTACACTGTAAAACCGTTTCTACTCGATGTTCAAAATCATCCGACTGATGAGACATTATTACGTGCATACGTAGAAGCTGGTAAGGCTTATGTGAAAGGTTATGAATTTGAAACAATTTCTAGACAATATGTAGATGTCGAAAAAGCCAGAAGCACAGATTCTTATAATAATTATTCTGTTCCTTTGAATTACGGGAATTATGTAGTCGTAACTTTCAATGGAGGATTTCCAGATATTTCTGCATTTGCAACTTTTAATATTTGTAATTCTGGTGGTGTTAATAGTATTATCGGAACATGTAAAGTTGCTTCTATTGAGATTCATGATAGTACCGCATCACCTCTCCAATATAAACTTTATCTATTCAATGTTGCTCTTAATTCAGGTAATGGTATAGTTGACGCAAGAGAAATAGCCGATGGAGCTAATAAGAGATTCACCATTGTTTCTCCATACACATTGAAAGAAAGTGATTTACAATCATATATATTTGATACTGGTTATAAGAGTGTTTCTAATTTAGCCGATATTAATTATTCTACAAAGAAAATCTTTGCCAGTGCTAGTTCTAATACTAGTTTTACATTTAGCACCAATGCAGTAGGTAAACATAGATTTCAAGGAGCGGCTGGTACTACTTTAGATACTACCACAAAAAATTCTCATTATATCTTAGTTAATAATGCTACTGGTAGCCAAATAGCCTCAACCTCATACACTCTCGCATTAGGAGCAATTGGTTCGTCAACTTCAGAGCAAACTATTACAGTTAGTAACATTAATGGTAATAATACAGTCGCAACTGGGGGTGTTACACTCATTGCAACTATCAATGTAACTGAAGCCACTGCCAGAGTCAAGACAAAAGTTAAAGTAAAGGCACATGTAGGAACTGCCCAAGCAGGAACTTCTACTACTATTACACTTGCGTCTACGGCTTCTTCGACCGATGATTTCTACAATAACGGTAAGATTAAATTAATCAGTGGGACTGGTTCTTCTTCGACGATTTATACAGTGCTTGATTATGTAGGAGCCACTAGAGTTCTTACTATCTCTAGCACATTCTCTGCTGCTCCTAATGCTACTACAATCTACAATATTGCGCCATCCACGGCTGCATCAGATGATTTAACAGTCGGAAGAATATATGTCGCTCAACCTGGATCTTCTGCGGTTGTTTATACTGCAACAGGTTCTAGTGGTGCTTCTACTATTGTTGTTAATAGTGCTTCTGGTATCGTAGTTGGTCAATCTGTCACAGGAACTAACATTGGTGCCGGTGCCACCGTTTCTTCTATTAGTGGAACTACCTTAACTCTTTCAGTTGCTAATACCGGTGCTGTTGCAAATAATATTGTAACGACAACACAATCCCTAAAAGCTTCTGATGGTATATCAATTATTAAAATTGTGAATGGAACTTCTGCCGACGATTGGTTCGATAATTCTAAAGATGTTACTAGTCGTTATATATTCGATAACGGTCAACGAGACTTATCATACGAGTATGCCAATATAACTTTAAGTCCAGGCCAAACAGCACCGTCTGGTGCGATAGTAGTATTTTTTGAATATTTTAGTTCAAGTGCCGATGGATTCTTCTCGGTAAATTCATACCCTGAATATAAAGAAATTCCGAATTTTTCTTCTTCTACTAAGACGTTTGATTTAAGAAATTGTATAGATTTCCGTCCGGTTAAATCTATTGGTGGTGGATATGCTACTAGTTCGTTGCCAATAGCAAGAACTAATATGAACGTCGATATTACATATTATCTACCGCGTGTAGATAAAGTAGTAGCAACAGCGGATAGAGAATTTAAAGTTATTAAAGGTGTTTCTTCACTTCAACCAAAAACACCATCCGATATCAGTAATGGTATGACTCTTTATTCTTTATATCTAAATCCATATACTTTCGATAATTTGGATATTATTCCTAAATATTTCGAAAATAAAAATTATACCATGCGTGATATTGGTAAGTTAGAAGAAAGAATTAATAACATAGAATATTATACTTTATTGAATTCTTTGGAAAAGGATACAACCGCGTTGGATATTAAAGATGCTGCCGGATTTGATCGTTATAAAAATGGTTTTATTGTAGATACATTCTCTGGTCATAATATCGGTGACGTATTCAGCACAGATTATAAATGTTCTATCGATAAAATTAATCAAGAAGCTCGTCCTAGCTTTGAAACAAAAACATATGATTTAGAAATGAAAACCGAAGAATCTTCTGGTTATGCCAGATGGCAGAATGGTCCTTTACTTACTAGAAGTTTCAGTGAAGTTAATTTCATTTCTCAATTAATTGCATCACAAAGCGTAAATGTTAATCCATTTTCCGTTTTTAATTGGCGCGGAACAATGTTAATTACACCATCGACTGATTATTGGAAGGATGAAAAATATCGTCCTACTAACATTATTAATGTCAATAGTGTAAATGATAATATAGTAGCTGGATATAATTTCAATGGTTCTACTTACAACAGTCATCAGACTAATCAGATGGGTTT